TCAGCGAGAGCGGCTTCTTCAACCGCTCTCGTTTTCTCAGGATCTAACTCTCTAGGTGCTAGATTCGGTCCAGCCATATTATAAGTTCTCTAGGCCTTGTAGAAGGTTCTTAATTTGCTCGTCTTCGATTGTGGACTTCTTGGGTTTTTCTTCAGCCTTCTTCTCTTCAACTTTCTTTTCCTCTACTACACTGGCGACTTCAGACTTTTTACCCCCCTTATACTCCATTGGAATATCATCATCATCCGGTGCAGTATCTGTTGATAGCTTCTTACCCTTTTTCGGTGTCGTCTCTTCTTCAGTACTAACTGCATAATAGTGCTCTTGAACAGCTTGCTTCAATTCATCAACCGATCTAATCGTAAACACCTTTGTAAGGTCGTGAGCGCTATCATAGATAGATTGAATCTTTTGAATGTCGAGACCTTCAACTTTTGACGGGCTCAAAAAGCGAGAAGCTGTATATTCAACGAATTCCGCATTCTTTTCGCTCTTCTTTTCGCATTTAACCCTCAATGTGCAACCTTTTTCGGTTAAATCAAAGATCTTCTCACCAAACTCTTCTGCATCATCACCTTCAATTGCTGACATGATAATCTTTTGAATCTGATTACCATACCTCATAATCTTAACCTTACCTTCATTCTCTGAATTTGTGGGGTCACTAATTACGTAAACATTAACAAGGTAGTTTTCTTTACGGTAAAGCGCTTTTCCGCGTTCCTTTTCTTCTGGAGAACCTTGTTTATAAATCTTATAACTCTCTTCCGCAATCGGGCAACGCTCGCCAATTGTTTGAGGTGAAACGAAACTTACAAATTGTCCAGTTGCAAAGCTCTTCCAGCTATAGTGATAGTAATGAAAAAAGGTTTCTGCTGGTGTTTGAATATTCGGTATAAGACGTACCAAATAGGTTTTACCCGCTTCAAACTTAAGTATGTCCTTAAAATTTGATTCTTGTGGTTTATTAAGCGAATCCTTAATGGATGCGAACATTGATGATGTGTATGATGTCATATGATTTTGTGGCTTGTTGGTTTATTTTGTGTATTGTTATATTATCCTCGTTTGAGGTAAATTCAAATGTTATGGGGTTAATATTAAGATTTTTTTGAGAGTATCCTCGATTAACTTCTTACTCTTAACCGATTGGTGTAATTTAATCTTAAAACTCGATAAGTTGTCTAATATATTACCGAAAAATAGTTCCCGTAATTCTTCATCTAGAGAGTATGCTATCTTTTCAAATTTTGGTATCCTAAGTAATACATACAGACTTACGTTACCGTTTTTATAGTGACTTAAAAATTCTTCCATAACTGCATTAGGCTTTTTATAGGTTATATAATCACTAAACGGAATATGCTCATCGCAACAAAATCTAATAATAAATGCTAAGGATTTGCGAATTATCTCAAACTGATCTTCGGAATCCGGAGATTGCTCCTGTAATCTTTTCATATACATAGAGTATACGCTTATAGCTTTTTGTGTTACAAAAAATTTTAAATCGTAATGTTCGCCGTCTTTGTATATTTCGTACGGAGATTTAAAATATACCCCTATATCTATTTGAGAGTGTTTACTAAAGAAACGCGACAATTTTTTAATACATTGATAATTCAAATCCGATTCAACCAAATCAGAAAAATCTTTACGTAGTGTAAAAGGCTTACCAAGCGATGATCGACTGATAGCTAAGTGGGTATTATAAATTCGTTGCTCGAAATCAGTCAACATATTGCTCTACCAATCTCTTTACAACTTTCGATTTACAAAAATTCGGATAATGTCGTAGAAATTGTATAACAATTATACGGTCATTATCTATTTGGGTCAACAATTTAAATGATCTTCTAGCTAATTTATCCTTTAAAATATAGGTGAATACCGCCATATTTGTAAGTTTTTTATCGTGTATAATCGAAAGAAAAGATGAAAATTTAAGGAGCGATTCCTCAAATTCCCTTTCGAGTATTTTATCGAGAGCACTGTACGTGTTCCCCGCTAACTCCATTTGATCGTCATCCATATTAGGCTCTTTTAACCTTAACAGAAAAAGTTCCTGCAGTTTCGTCTGTTGTTGGTGTTACTTCATATACCGGAATACCTAATTCTTCCCCTACTAGATCAAATAAATGGGATATAGCAGTATAAGTTACAATATCTGTATTCCAATCCGTTGTAGCTTCCAGTATAATAAAGTCTTTCAGGGCATATTTTTGTTTATCGTTTTCGTATATACCTCGTAAAAACTCTAGTGTTACTTTAAATGTACCGATTTTAAGTTTGTTATCTGTATTACTCATATTATACCCTCTTTAATAATTTTGTAAATTCAATAAATTTTTCAGTTACTTTTCCGCCTGCTGCATATTGATGACCACCACCATCGCATAACATTTCTGCAACTTTGCTTACATCGAGATCTTCCATCTTTGTTCTGAAACTAACAGTACCGGTTTTTGGATTAAACGCAATCGCTAAATCGTATCCGTCTATTAAAATGTGTTCGCATACATCATTAATTGCGGTATCACTAATAACACTTTTAACGCGCCTAACCTTTTTCTGTATAGGAACTTCCCCCTCAAAGTACTCACTAGTATCGATAGCTTTTTGTACTCTACTATTGTAAAATTTGATGATATTGTGTTGCATGGGTGTGAACCCACTAAAACCGTCTTTAAATTCGTTTATAAAACGTTCAACCTTATTTGAATACTCACCTTTCTGTAAGTCAGAAAATAAATAATTTAACATTTTTGACTCTTTGATCTTATGAGCATAACAGTCATAATCATCAACCATTAAAACCATCATCTTTTGATTATCTGTTAATTTAAGTTTGTCTTTAAACTTTTTGTATATGAGTAACATACATGATGTACATTCCTCAACAATAACTTTTGATTTCTTGTATACTTCTTTTGCTTCTACGTGGGTAATGTGATGATCTATAATTACAGACTTTTCATTATCTACAAGATCAGCATTCTTTGATACATCTAAATCTAGAAAAAATACGCGATCATAGTTATCAATCGAATTTGTTTTACTCCATGTTATGAACTCATCTCGAAACGCATTTACTTTAGTATTTTTAAAGGTAATATCAACACTAGGGTATATCCACTTTAATAAAAGAATAGATCCCGTACCATCTAAATCGAAATCTGACCATACAAAAAATTTCATAATCAATATATTTATATCCTTATTATCATTTATCCACCAGTTTGTCTGAGAGACTCTTAAGAACGTTCTCCGCTTTAAATACTTCATTATCATCCCCGAAATGGCTCTCGCTTTCCGTAAGTGTTAGTGTTTGATACTCTATTTTCATTAAACATACACCCGATTTTTCTCCGAAGCGATTTTTCATGATAGATAACCGTAAAATTCCTAATTGTTCATCTCCGTCTTCCTGAAAAATACCAAACATTGCATCTGCAGTATGACCCGATCCCATCGATTCACTTATCTGGCTCAAATCCGGTGAAGTATTATAACCGGACCGATTTAATTGTGTTGCAGTTATTATCGGGCAGTTAAAAAAATATGTAACAGCTCTTAATTGTTCGGATATTTCTTTAATCTTCTCATATGAATTATCTCCAGATTCAGAAGCTAATAAATTCAAATAATCTATAACAATAGCATCCGGTTTAATACCCTTTGACGCTAATTTTTTTAGGTAGGCTCTTATATGCCTAACTGTTACAGATTTCGGTGGAAACTCCTTAAAAATGATACGAGCATTCGGATTTTGCTCTTTATATATGTATAAGGTCTCTTTTAGTTCACTAGATCTCTCTTGAAGGTCTCTAAACGGTATTTTTGTTATTTTACTACCTATACGTTTACCGTATACTGTTTCAGGCATCTCGAGGGATATTACCAATACGGTTTTACCCTGAGACGCTATGTTACATGCTATGTTACCGAGGAAGATACTCTTACCTACATTCGTTTGACCGGAAAATATGTATAGTGCACTTCCGGTTGAAAGAAAACCACCACCTAATTTTTCATCTAACCACTTCCAACCGGATGATAGATAACTGTCTTGTTTATTGAGATCATCTACAAATTTATCTATTTGATTAAAGAAATCTAATCCTATACTATCTACAAGCGATAAGTTACATGCAGTTTCAAACATCTGCAGTGTTTCATGTGGGTTAGACTCACCACTTGCATATTCATCGATTGTTAAATTACCAAAATAACCAGTAATTAATTTTTCTG